ACGGACATGGGGTGCCTGCCATAGTCATGCTGTCCCAAACACGTGGGTCTTGACACAATATTGACACAGATGCCACTTTCATGCCTGATGCATATAAAGACCTTGCTAATTTTATTCTTTCACAGTTCTCATCCGTGACTGTAATTCCCGACGAAATTCCGAGGATCTGAGTCTGCACTGCGCCCGCTACCGCTGTCTTACAAACATCAGAATTGTTTACAACAACACTTGGTGAGTTTGCGGTAGGTGGTGTATTATTTGTAACAACAGTAGAACTTACAGTGTTTGTTTCTGCTTTCGCACTAGTTACTGTAGCAACAACTAATATAAAAGTTAAAATAATAAAAAGTAATCTCACTACCATTTACTCCTATTTGCCCAATATGCTGCTGACATTTTTCCTTTAGAAATATTTTTTGCATGTCTTGCTTTAAATGATTTTCGTCTCGCTTTATCTTTTTTAGACTTAGGATTTTTTCCTGCGCCTGAAACTCCTTGTTGACCATATCTAATGGTCTTTACTTTGCTGCCTTCTTTAGCAACAACTACGTGTGATTTTTTTGGATGATTGGGGGTACGCTTTGGTTTGTTATAACCGCTTACCCCCGCTCTTTTTAATCTAGGATCTTTAGCCATAAATTACATTTACTTTAGTGGCTTGATTGAAGAAAACATAAAGATCGGTATCAAATTTTAATCCCATATCTGGAAAATCAATTTGAAGAATCTCATCTTCTCCAGAACCAATAGCAGGAGTAACTTGAGAGAATTTAACAGTTCCACCAGAACCATTATCTATCAAATCAACTCTGCCTTCAGTTGCACCGCATTGAACAGTTAGCCCTAACACACGTGCTGGCGCACTAAGAGTGTTACCGCCTGATGATACTTTAGTTGTAACTTGTCCACTTGCAGTTAATTGAGTTGTTTTAATACCAAACATATTAACTCCTAGCTTAAGTTATTATTTTGAATATAAAGAACAGTTACTGTAGCTGCACCATTAGCACCATTACCATTAGCTGCTGTATAAATAGCGTTAACAGTTTGATCAGACGTACCAATATCAGTACCATCAGCACCAATTGTGCCTCTAGTTGTACCTGTAGCTTTTGCGTTAGTAGCTGGAAGATACTCGTCATCGTCACCTACGTGACCAATTTTTACAGTTGCAGCACCACCATCATCAGATGCAGTTGTAACGTTTAAAATTACATCTACTATCTGTGAGTTAGCAGGAATAATACCTACAGCTGTCGTGTTAGTAGCACCAATAATATCTATTACTGCTGATTGAGCCATCAATACAGATCCTGTATTGATACCTGTTCCTTCTCTTACTGTTCCAGCTTTTACCGGACCAGAAAATGTAGTTGTACCCATGTCAACCTCCTTTTAGTTGTCTTGTTAAGTCTTGAGTATATTCTCTTGTAAAACAAAAAAGGCGGTCTTGCAACCGCCTTCTTAGATCTGGGAGGATCCAGTGTTAGATTATGAACCTTGTGATGCGTAAACACATCTAGGATCTGAGTAACCAAAGCTGTATCTCTCACGTGCTTTGTATCTCATGTTTCCTGTATCAAAATCGCCTTCCATGCCAGTAGCAAGGGCAGCTCTTGTGAAGTGTTTAAATCCATTAGGACAATCTGTTTTAATGAAGTATGCATCCGTATCCGTTAGATAATGGTTAACTGTGTAACCACCTGGTAGCATCCCCATATTTTTCAGAGCGTTAATGTCATTGTCAGCAGTACCAACTCTGAGTGTGGATTCTAAGATCCTGTCAGCCACAAACTGCAAGTTTACAGGGATAATCATCTGCTGTGCTTTCATTGCAATTTTAAGCCCTCTTTCGTCGATAAAACCAGCAATATCAATCATCGCTTGTTCTAATGAGGTTTCGTTGAGGTCTGCATCAGTAGCACTTCTGTTTGAGAAGTTACCACCTAAAGCTGTTGGGTGAGCAGTGTTAGCTAAGCTAACTCCATCTCCACCAGCAACTGTGAACGCATTGTTTAATACGTTAGCGCCTCTAACTTGTTTAGTATAAGCCATAGATCTTGCTAGGGCTTTTGTGTAACGAGCTGATAGACTGTCATATAAGTTGTCTTCAACAGCTTCTTCAGTCAAACTAAATGCAAGTGCAATAGTATCGTGAGTGTATCTAGCAGTGAAAGATTCAGAAGCGGTATCAAAACCTACTGCTGATCCTTCTTGCTTTACGTTAGCTTGTCCAAAACCAACCAACATAACTTCTTCTTCAAAAGCTCTGTCACTTGTTTCTTGCTCAAAAATTTGAGCTGCTTCGTCTTCGTAGCGTGCGTACTCCAAACCGAACAGGGCGTTTAAACCAGGTTCTAGTTCTTTGGCAAGCTGTGCTCTATTAATAGCCATATCCTATCTCCTATATCCCTGAGGTTGAGTTCATGAAATGAACGTTAAGTTTTACGATCGCTAATCGACCTGCTGCAGCTTTATCAACTGCACCTTCTGCCACTGAAGCTTCATCATCGAATCCTACTATTTTCATATTCAATGCTGTTGAACCACCACCTACAGCGATAGTTCCAGTAGCTAATTCACCAAGTGAGTAACCACTTGTGTCATTGCCTGTGGTTGCTGTTGCAAAATTTGCGTTAGCAAAAAGAGCGTTATCTGGTAACGCACCATCTGCATTAATAACAAATAATGATTCAGGATTATCACAAACATAACCAATTGCTTCAGTTGACGGCTTGATAGCCGCATAACCTGGAAAGTATGATGCCCAAGTTGGAGTGCCATCAGTTGCAATATACTTACAACCCATGAATACACCTAACAAAGGAACTGTACCACCAGCCGCAGCGCCAGGCACATCTATTAACCCACTAGCTAGAGGAATTACCGGAGTACCAGTGTAAATTTTACTAGTAGTTCCAGTGGTTAAGCCGTCGAAGTTAATAGGATACGCATTAACGCCTTGATTATTATAGTCTGCACCTGATTTTTCGTAAGGACGTAAACCAAATGCTGCATCTATATTAGCCATAATATGTCTCCTTTAGACTATTGAGTGGTAACATAGACCTTGCCCATCAAGATTTTTTATTACCACCAAATGTTACCCGAGATTGCCTCTCTTTCGAGATTGGCATGGAAGGGTGCTCTTCCTTCATAAGATCGTTGTCAACGGATTGTTGCTGGTCATTAGTTAAATTAGCGAAATATTCATCTCTATCTTCTTTAACTTCAATCGGGCAACGCATTAACATTAATCCACCTACAGCTATAACGCCTTTAAACTTGCCGTCAGTTAATACAGGTAAGTCTAGTCTATCAGGATACTCATCTGCTCTCACAGGTTCATAGCCTGATCTGATTCTAGCGGTGACATTCTTATCGTCTGCCGTTCCTCTAAACTCAAACCTTACCCACCTATGGTGATAACCTTCTGGCGGTTCAGGGGCCTCTAAATTTGAAGGTGGAACCCAACCTCTTTTACGAGCTTTTACTTCACGGGTCTCGTTTTTGCGTGAAGTTTTTTTATTTGAATCAGTCATTTACGCCTCCTTCACGTGTTTTGCGTACTCTTCAAGCGGCACACCAAGTTTCTTTGCTATTGCAACTTGTGAGGGTGTGAGTCTCACAACTTTGCGTCCAGGTTTAGTCGATCGATTTGCAGAAGCAACGGCTTGGACGGGTTTACCATTACTACTATTTTCCTCTACTTTACTATCTTTAAAGCGATTAGGAAACTCTTTTTTTATCCGTTTGTCGATTTCTTCATAATATTCATCAGACGTAGGATCGAAACCTTCTTGATCAGTTAATTGTTGATGCAATCCATAAGCTGCATACGTCATTATTTGATCTTCTCCAAACCAAGGATTATCCTCTGCCCATTTAACAGCTTTAGGATCTGGCTTTGGTGGAGCTTTAAGAGCAGGTGGAGCAGACTCTTGTTTAACAGACTCTTCCTTCCTACTCTCAAGTTTCATTTTTTCTCTTTTAATTCTATCTTCTTCTTGAGTTAAACCAGCTATTTGTCTTTGATAAGTAACTTGAGCATCAACGTCTCCGTTAGTAATAGCATTTTTTAAATTAGCTTTTGCTGATTCTAATTGAGAATTAACTCTGGTAGTTATGTCATCTACATACGCTGCATTACTACTTTCAAATCTAGTGTTTAACTTTTTATTTTCTTCTTGAACTTTTTTAGCATACTCTATTGCTGCTTGTTCTTTACGTTCTGCTTCACGCATTTTGCGTGTAAGTTTATCAATACGTTTTTTAACAGTAGCACTATACTCTTCTAATTCATCTTTATTTTCTTTGGTTGCTTCTTCAGGTTTTTCTTCTTGAACCTCTACTTGTGTTTCTTCTTTTGGAACTTCCCTAATATTACTTTCCTGAACAGCTACTTCTTCTTTGTTGTCCTCTTCTTTCAATGTAACTTCAACGTCGTTTCCAGAAGTATCTAATGGTATTAATTTTTCTTCAGCCATAATTTTCTCCTAAAATAAACTCGCTGGCAATATATCTTTTGGGTGATCAATGACTGCCAGTATTTCATCATCATTCACTATTCTAAGTTCTCCACCATCAATGCGAATTCTTGATCCTGCATATTTAGTAATAAGAACCCAATCCTCTTCTTTGCACCACGCACCATTAGGAAATCTATCCTTGTCTTTGTAAGCGTCTGGTCCTACTTTTAAAACTTTGCAAACATTTGTAGATACTTGTGCTTCTGCAACAGTCTCATCAGTTAAATGTAATCCAGCTTTAGTTTTCTTTTGTAGAAGTAAAGGAAATAAAACAATTCTAAATCCAGTAGGTTCTGGAACCTTTTCTACTTCTTTTTTTGTCTTATAGGGTTTTTCGTTAATATCTATGATACTAACTGGTTTAGGTTTTAGTAAAGTCGTCTTCGTCATAATGCTCCTGTTTTTTTAGCAGGTCCGTGAGTTCCTGTATAATTTCGTTATAAGCGTGTAATTTCCCAAGAAGATATTTATATTCTTCAAAATCTTTTACACCCTTGCTTATAACTGTATTAACTTGTTCTTGTCTAGTTTTTATTATATTTTTCGTATAGTCAACAATTTTTATAATATCCACTAGCCTATTCCTTTCATAAGATTTGCCATGCCATTGGCCCTGTTGGGTGTTTGTTTAGCCCATTTTGAGTCAAGCATTTCAAAACTTGCACCCACATAATTGAGTTCCGACAAAGCTTTCCACATGTTACGGAATTTAGATACGCCTGTCTTGCCAAGCTGAAACACCATTTCTACTATAATTTCTTTAGCTAAATCATCTATATCTGAACAACCATGTTCTTGCATAAGTTCTTCAGATCCTTTGATAGCAGTTTGTAAATCATGCTCTAGTATAGTCATTAAAAACTTTTCTTCATACTCTTTATCGTCTTCCCAAAAGTCTTCAACACAGAGGTGACCCACTCCCACTGTTCTCTTTCCTAGGGTATCTAGATATACTTTATTGCGATATCCTTCGTGATCCTTAACGGATTGTAGTAGTCTTTCCATATTCATATATATACCTTTCGTTATCTAAAACGTTTTGTTTTCTTAGCAATTCTTTTTGGTTGCTTAGAAAATTGTTTGCCTTTCTTTTTAGCTTTTCGTTTAGCCCTTGTAGTGGCAGCATACTCCTGTGGAGATAAGTTTTTTATCGCTGCACTTGGCAAATAACGCTCGCCAGTAACACTTGATTTTTTTCCAGATTTTGTTCTCCATTTTTGTTTGCCCCAATCCTTTAAACTTTTCTGTGATTTAGCCAGACCCATTTTTATTTATAACCACCACCAGCTTTTTTATAAGCCTTCGCCATTGCCTGGGCCTTCCTAGCTGACCATTGTCCTGCGGCGGTCCCATGTGATGCTTGTGATTTTATACGGTTAAATATTCTTTTACGTAGTCCTGGTTTAGTATAATTTCCAGCTTTGTTTACAGTAGATTTACTTTTTTTCTTTTTTACAGATCCACCTTTTTTAGCTTTGATAACTCCTCGTCCAATCAAAACATCTTTACGAGTTATTTTACCATCACCACTTAAATCAGTTAATTTTTTCTTAGCCATTATTTCCCCCTTTTAAATAAATTCATTGCTGCTGGTCCCGCCTTCACGCCAAAAGAAACTGAGCAGGCCAGATATAATAAATGTTTATAATAGTCCGGAAGTGAGTGCAGTGCCTCAAACCCAGCTTTTATGTGTGGTGTCCATCCAGGCACGAAAACAGCAATCGCCGGCGCCAGTAGGCAAATTAAAATTAGTTCGTCTTTCCACGATCCTTTCATTTGATCTACAGCTGCTGCCTCCCACTTAATTTTTCCGGCAGCGATGTCTTCTTGTTTTTTCTTTTCTGCTTTAATTTGTGCGATCTTAACTTCGCCTTTTAGTTTCTTCGTTTCAACGAAGCCACGAACTGCATCCGTGGCTACGCCTAGTAAGGGTTTAGCTAAAAGTTGCCAAACCATAAGTTAGATTGCTCCAATTACTATGATTACGATTATTGCAACAATAGCTGCCTTAATCCAATCTTTCATTTTCCAGTCAGACCATTCTTTCAAATGCTCCCACAAATCTTTTAATAAATTCATACAACCTCCTAGTTAATGAATTGTTAAATTGAAGTCTGCTTCAAATTCAACGGTATTTTCTAGCTCATGTTCGCAGTTTTTGCAATCACATGATTGACAAGAACCTCCGTTACCACAGTGGCAAGCATGACTACAATGCTTACACTCCACTAATACAAGCCTTTAAACTTAACTTTTTTAATTTGTACGTTACTAGTTTGACCTTTTGGTCCCGCACCTTTATTTTGTTTAACTTTAGGTCCTTCTACTGTTGCACTATACACATCTGCAATTTGTGTTTTGTTAACATTAGGTCCTGCATAGGGATTCATGTCATTAGAAACAGTCATTTTTGCATTAGGGTATAATGAACCATTGATGAACTTTGGTTTAGGGTTATTTAATGCCATAATATCTCCTTTAATGATAAGTTATATTGTCTGACTCTACTATAAAACTTTTATTGGCAAAATCAAACAAGATTTGTGCCTCTGTAGGCCCTACCTCTTCTATCAAAAGAAGTTTTGAAACGTTTATGAGAGCTGTTGCAAACTCTATAGGGTTAACTTTGTTGGCATCGATGGCTACTTTAGCTGTATTATAGATTTCTCTGTACCATTTGTCTGGATCTTTCACGTTATTTGTCCTTATTCATCTTTTCAAGGGCTACTCTTGCACGTAATTCAGCGATATCTTCAATAGAATCTATTTTTTGTGACTGTAAATCCTCTTTTTGTTGGAATTTTGCCTTATCAAGAGCAATTTTTTCCTGTCCTTCGTTAACTTTACGTTGAACATCTTGTTCTTGTATACTTAATTCCTTCTCACGTAGTGCAACTAGCTGATCTGCGCCCTGTGCTTCAAGGAAATCTTGCTCTTCTGCTACCATATCGTTAGTTAATTCAGCAATTCTAACCGCAATTTGCGATTCTATCTGTTGTTGTACCTGCTGCATCTGTTGTTGCATCTGTGGATTTTGCGCCATCATAGGATTTTGCATCTGCATTTGGAATTGTTGTAGTTGTGGTCCCATCTGTTGCATAATTTCTTGTCTTGCAAGTAATGCAGTGTGCTCAGAAATATGACCTTGCAATAATGCTAACACTTGTAAGTTAGATTTTACAAGTCCACTAGACATAAATGCTCTATGTGCATCAATGTGTGCTTGATGATTTTGTATTTCAAAAGCACGAAGCGGTTTTAATCCCAATGCTAAAGCGTTTTCAACGCCTGGATCAATTGGTTTTGGTTCAGGAGGAGGAGGTAGTAATGCTTCAATATTTTGTACGTTTA